TCTAACACATGAGATAATAAAGTGTCAATCTTAACGAGGTCATTATTCATTGTTTGTACTCGATTATCGAGAGCCTGAATAATACCAACAAGTGACTTGACCGAACCTGTGACTGAAGCAAGAATGAATTTAAGTGTAATGAAAACAAATACGCCAGCGGCAATGGCTCCAGCTATTGGAAAGCCAACCTCTGACATGAATTTAACAAACTCCATAATAACTCCATTTTAATCTTATTTATAAAAAAACTTGACAGTTCTTGTATTGGTGGTGTATAATCGACACATCATTCAAATAAAGAGGTAAATATGAATTCAAGGCAGAAAGATTTTAAAGAACAACACAAAATGATAAAGGGTTTAAGTGTTGAGGTCAGAAATAATGATGTAAACAAGGCACTCAAAATATTCAAGAAAAAAGTAATGGAAGATGGACTTCTAAATAATATTAGAGACAGAGAACATTTTGTTTCAAAAGGTAAAAAACGTAGACTGGCACAAGCAGCAGGTAGACGTAGATGGTTAAAACGTGTCGAAGAAACTACAATTAAAAAACAGAGGTTGTATTAATGGCTGATGTAATTCGTGGGCCGTGGGATAATGTAAAAATCCCAGAGAGCACAACTAACACAGACGAACTTAAACATGAAGAAAATGTCAGGACTCTCCATGACATTGCAGAAAATGTTATAAAGATTGATGAACTTACCAGAGGTATAATGGTACAACTTATACATACTTGTAGCGAGGTGGGTTATGATATTGCATCTGATGATTTTATTCAAGATATGGCGTTTCTTTCAGAAAGTCTACGATCAGCACTATATCGTCAAAACAATCTCAAACACCCACTAAGTATATTAAACGATCATTTGTTTACTGATCAGGGGCACGTTGCTGATGAAGATAATCAACGTACCTTGCGAGTTGAGGTGATTAATGACTTCATAGAATTTTTACAAATGGAAGATAATGATAAAAAATAAAGTATTTTATTAGGAGTATAATTATGGCAGGCAGTACATTACTTTTTTCAGAAGTTTTAGATCGAGTACATAAGGCTAAAACAAAAGATCAAAAAGTTCAAATATTAAAAGACAATAGCACTAACGAGTTGCGTATGCTACTCAAATCATCATTTGACCCAAACATCAAATGGTGTATTCCAGAGGGTAAAGTTCCCTACCTTCCAAATGATGCCCCAGCAGGAACAGAACACACAGTTCTAGCTTCTGAAGCTCGTAAACTTTGGCATTTCATTGTGGGTGCTGACCAAGCAACTAGACAATCTCAAAAAGAACATATGTTTATTCAGATATGTGAAGGACTTCATGAGAGTGAGGCAAAACTACTCTGTGAAGCAAAGGATAAAAACTTACACCGAGTATATAAAGGTCTATCACACAATGTTGTGAAAGAAGCATTTAATTGGGACGACAATTACGTCACACCATAAAGAATAGTGTACACGGCTGAGTTATCTGACCTCTCGACCTCTCGCCCCTTAGTCGTGTACACACCTACTTGACAAAACATGTTTAATCGTGTTATGATTATATTATGATTGAGTTTGACTACAATTTAGATTACAAAAACATTTTGTTCTCACCAAATGACAAAAGATACAGAATTGGTAGGGGTGAGCAAGGTGTTTTGTTGGTCAGACCATATACAAATGATATTTGTAAACATTGGAGATTTAAAACACCAACTGAGGCACACACATCAGCTAACACCATTTACAAAATGTATCTTGACTACAAAAGTAATAATGATTTCGTAGGTATGGATATGTGTCGTAAATTTTTAGAGATGGGATTTACACGAGCTAGACGATATGCAAATCACAATGATGGTAAAAAGTATGATGAAAATGGTAACGTCAAACCACAAGAGTCAGACGCTTTAACATCACATTATGCAAAGTCAGCAACAATTTTTAAAGAGTATCGTGATATGACTGCAAAAGACCCAGTGTATATTGAAATGAGAAAAGAGTGGAGAGAGAATGAACATATTTTATTTACATGAAAATCCAATACAAAATGCCAAGTGGCATGTGGATAAACACATTGTCAAGATGCCCACAGAGTACGCTCAGTTACTCTCTACTGCACATCGTGTGTTAGATGGGGATATGTATTATGGTAAGACAGTAAATGGTCGTAAGATCAAGAGATGGACTCTCAGGGATACTAGAGAGAACAAACTATACAAAGCATCTCATGTAAATCACCCTAGTGCTGTTTGGGCTAGAGAAACAAGAAGTAACTACATGCTATTATATAAAATTTACATGGCATGTCTTGCAGAATACACTTATCGTTATGGTAAGCAACATGGTGCTGGTAAAATATCAGGTGAACTTTTACGACCACCAAACAACATCAAGAGTGGTGAGTTAACAGAGATGCCACAAGCAATGCCAGATTATTGTAAAGTACATATTACAGATGATTACGGAAATAAAGTTGGAAATCCGATAAAAGGTTATCGTAACTACTACATAAACGAGAAGAATAGATTTGCAACTTGGAAAAACAGACAACCACCCTCGTGGTATTAAAAGGTAATCAAAAAGGTAATCATATGAAAATAGCAATTGTAGTAGTGATAATACTTAATTTAAGTGGTGATTTAGATCATAAGACAACAATCCGAGAGCAGTGTCCTGATATGACTGTTATCGGTGACAAGTTAGAAAACATGAAACAGGAAGGTCGTATCCTAGATTATGGTGCGGCTTGTTTACCTGCTGAGTTTGAGGGAACTATGCTTTAACTATGCCAACATACACATTTAAAAATAAAGATACAGGTGAAGTCTTTGATAAAATAATGAAGATTGCTGACAAACCAGATTATCTTAGAAATAATCCAAATATAGTGAGTGTTGTTACAGCTCCTGCATTTGTTGGAGATCATATCATTCAAAGGACAGATGCTGGTATGAAAGAGGTGTTTAGTAGAATTGCAGATAAACACCCAAGCACACCACTTGCTGATAGATTTGGTGACAGTCGTACCAGTAAACAAGTTAAGACTGAACAAATTGCTAAAAAATATGGTCTCAAGAAAAATTGAGTATAAATAAAAATTGTGTAAGGTTGCAAAATAAATTCTTATATGAGCATCTTCACAGGGGAAGGTGACAGGGAGTTACTTTCCCCATTTTATTACCGAGAGTAAACTATGGCAAAGAAAACAGAAATCACTTCGACAGATTTAATTGATATTAAACCAATTACTGATGCACAGAAGGTTGTGTTTAGTTCTTGGAAGAAAGGTCAAAATCAATTTCTTTTTGGTTGTGCTGGTACAGGAAAAACATTTATATCACTTTATCTGGCACTTCAACAAGTATTAAAAAACGATACACCTTACGATAAAGTAATCATTGTTCGTTCTCTCATACCCACACGAGAAATTGGTTTCTTGCCGGGCGATGAGGAAGATAAATCTGCATTGTATCAAGTTCCATATTCAAACATGGTTAAATTCATGTTTAAACAAGCAAGTGATCAAGCATTTGAGGTCTTATACGATAGACTAAGAAATCAAGGCTCACTATATTTTTTAAGTACATCTTTTTTAAGAGGTCTGACTTTTGACAATGCAATTGTAATTGTAGATGAGTGTCAAAATCTAAACTTTCATGAATTAGATACAATTACGACACGCATGGGTCAAGACTCAAAAATGTTTTTCTGTGGTGACTTTATGCAGACAGATTTAATTAAAACCGCTGATAAAAATGGACTACACGATTTTATACGAATTATAGAGAACATGAAAGAGTTTAATTGTGTTGAGTTCACTATTGGTGACATTGTAAGATCAGGATTTATTAGAAGTTATTTAATTGAAAAAATGAAACTAGGAGTTGAGTAATGGGTTATTCATTATCACAAAGGTCTTTAGATCGACTAGATGGAGTTGATGAAAAATTAGTTGCAGTGGTCAAACGTGCAATTGAAGTTTCTAATATTGACTTCGGTGTAATAGAGGGACTTCGTACAGTTGAGAAACAAGAGCAACTAGTTGCCCGTGGTGCATCTCAAACAATGAAGTCAAAACATATTGAGGGTCGTGCAGTTGACCTAATGGCTTATGTGAATGGTCGTGGATGCTGGGAACTAGCATGTTATGACAATATTGCAGATGCCATGAAACAAGCTGCACAAGAGTTAGATGTGGCGATTAAATGGGGAGCTGCATGGACTTGTTCTGATATTCGTAAGTGGCAAGGAACAATGGAAGATGCCATGAATGAGTATATTGATACACGCCGTTCACAGGGTCGTAGACCATTTATTGACGGCCCACACTTTGAATTATCATAGGAGTTATTATGGAAAAATCAGTTTTAAGAGACACAATTGTCGTTGGCTTAAAAAATCAAGCATGGGGTGAGATTGCTAAAGCAAAAGCAAACATTGAAATTTATTTAGCAAATCCTGCTGGTATTGGTGAACACTCAGACGTACTTGCTGCAATTCAAGAACAAATTGATATTATTGCCACAAATCAAGAAAGATTAGATGTCATTGAGAATCAAATTACACTAAGACTATAGAACCACAAGGAATATATTATGAATGATTTTACTGTGACTGATAACACTCAGCCTCACTTCACACACGTTGACTTGTCGGTTGAGTTAAAAGATTACAAGACAGAAAATCGTGATGGAAGTCGTTACTATCTAATTGAAAATGACATTTCTTATCCTTCGATTACTACAGTTTTGTCTGATCGTAAAAAAGAGGGATTAATTGCTTGGAGAAAGAAAGTTGGGAATGATGTTGCCAATCATATTTCTAGAACATCTGCGGCTCGTGGAACAAGTATTCACGAAATGTGTGAAAAGCATCTAAATAATGAACCAGTTTTAAAAGATGATCACAAGTTCTTTCCATACACACTGTTCTGTGAATTAAGAAAGACAATTAACATTAGAGTTAATAACATACACGCACAGGAATCAGCACTTTATAGTCACAAGTATAAAGTTGCTGGTCGTGTAGACTGTGTTGCAGAATATGATGGTAAGTTGTCTATCATTGACTTTAAGAGTTCACGTTCACGCAGAACAAACTCTTACAATGAAAACTACTACATTCAAGCAGCTGCTTATGCAGAGATGTGGGAGGAAATGACAGGTCAAGAGATTGAACAGATTGTCATTTTAGTCATTACAGAAGATGGTGAAGTACAAGAGTTCATCAAAGAAAAGTA